ATCTACATCTCTAAACTCACCAGGTTGTATAGACTGCGCATCATCTCTAATTCTAATGCCACGCATTTTAAATCCTGCGGGTAGGTTGGAGAGCGTACCCGCATCCAATAATTGACGAAGTGCTGCTGTTGCAGTTCTTGATAAACCGCCAATCATATGGATGAGACCGAATCCATAAAAACCTAGTCCTGGCAGAAATTTAAAGTGGACAAAATATTGGATTTTATTTTTCTTCGGATCTCCAATTTCGTAATTTCTTTTAATTGATAAAATTTCTCTTGAACCTTCTTCGAGTGTTACAATGTATGGAAGTTTAATTCCTGATGGTTCACCTGTTTCAGGATTTACATCTTCAAAACCTTCTATGTCTAAATTTATGTGACACTCTAATAAAGTATATACATCTTCATCTTTTGATTTAGACGTACCTTCTAGTTCTCTTTCTTTTTTCTCTACATCTGTTTCTTTGTCGTTAGCTTTACCTAATTCTACATCTCTGTAAAAACCAGCGACTTGTTGTTTTCGTAATTCGTTTTCAGATATTTTTACCCGATGAATAATTGCTTCCGCATCATCTAATGAGGTAGCTGTATACGGAACAATTAAATCATCTGCAGGGACAAACTTAGAAACAGCTCGTCCTTCTACCTCATCATAATAAACTTTTTTAAAAGTTGATCCTGACAAAGGTAAATGAAATAACATGGAATCAAATTCAGGTTCATACTCTCTCATCTTTTCCATGATTTCATAATTCATGTAGTCTTTAACACGCTGTGCTTGTTGCACTTTATCTGGAGTTTGTAAGCCAAGTAATTGTGTTCTTACTGGTCCATCTGCTGGTAATAATTCTTTGTAAGCTAAAGCTTGAAATTGTGTTACTGCTTCTGCTAACACGGGGTGTGTTGCACCTGAAGCTCCTTGAAAGGGTTCTGTTCTTTGATCGTATTTAAATCCTAATAAATCTAAACCTTGTGTATAACTTTTTTCCCAATCTTTTCTGGACATTGTATAGTCCATATATTTTTGATTTAAGTCTGATGAAATACTAGATAAAACATCGTCTGGTAAAAATTCTGCTAAGTTTGCGTAGTGTTCATCACCGCCCTCTGGTGATGCAGCATTTGGATCAAAGTTAATATCAACTGATCCATCTTCGTTTTCTACAGTTTCTACTGGACCAGGAGCTTCTTGTTGTTCTTCAATAGCTTCAACGACCTGTTCTTGTATTTCTTCTTCGCCTGGTACGTTAACTGTTTTTCTTGGCTCGTTTGGTAGAGCCTTGTCTATGTCTGCCATTTGTTTTCTCCAATTTTACTGTTTTAACAGTATTATAGTTTAAATTCAAGCCCTGTGGTACAGGCCCTGATTTTGGTGGTATTGTGGTTGTTAGTTTTTTAATCAAAGTCATCTGCTGCTTCCGCAGCTTCTTCTGCTGCTCTTTCTGCTGCTTGTTCCGCTCTTATTTCAGCCTCAATAACTCTACCCTCACCTCTAGATAATTTTTTAACTGGTTTACCAGTTGCGTATTCTTCCATCTGACGAGTTGTACCTTCCATCATATCATCGAGTGAATTAGCAATAATATCTTCTGTATCATAACCTCCATCTGGATCTGTTGCATATGTTTCTACATCATTGGCAACAAAATCTCCTTTTGGTTTTATTTCCATTTTTGACTCGCCTTGAACAAAAATATCAGCTCTTCCTGTTTCAGGTCCTTTTGCACCTGGTGCAGTATAATTAATTGTTACCGGTTGAGAGTAATCATTTTCAAACATCACATCAACATTACCATCCATATCATCAACCTGTACACCAGGAAATTTTTCATTCGTATATTTTGTGTATATTAATTCATCAGTATCTTCTAATTTAAAATAATCCATGTGATCAGGGTTATTTGCTTTGTACTCGTCTGTCCTAGCTACATCAGTATAATAATTTTTACCTTTGCCTGATGCTATTGCCTGATTATATTCTTCTTCAGTAACCTCTACTTTTTTCTGTTTAAATACATTTTCAGCTTTTCCTTCATTTCTAAACTTATTTAAAAATGTTGGAAACCAATCAGGCATTTGTGTTGTAGTATTTTTTAATTTTTTTATTTTTGTCATTAAGTTTTTAACTTTCTTTGGTCCAAATCTAATAGAAGCTAAGCCCGCAATACCAGCAGGAATCAAACTTAATAATTTTAGAAATGTTCTTTTACTAGGATCTTTGGGTCCGTCTGCAAAACCTTGTCTAATTAATCCACCATCTGCTCTAAACTGATATCCTTTATCTGCAGCTTCTTTTAAATAATCTGTAAAATTTTTCTTACCCTTCATGCTTTTATAATATTTAAAAGCGTTAAGTGCTCTTTGTAAAGCCTCATCTTCTAATTTTAAAACATCTAAACCAAACATTCCATCTGCAAAGTTTTGTCTATTGGGATATAAGGCTCTATCCAATGACATTGGGTTTTCTTTACCTCTTGTATAAATAGATTCTTTTTCTGCATAAGGATCATCAGCTAAATTAACCATGGAACCAAATTGTTTTATGCCTCTCATAATTCCAGGTAGTCCAGGGCTTTCAGGAATAGGTGCAGTGCCTTTGTCTACATCAACATCTAAATAACCTAATGAATCTTCCGGCACAGTGCTTCTGATGTAATCTCTAAATCCTTTGTTTGCTATATCGATTGGTATATTAAACTGTCTTATAGCATCGTCTCTTCTATCTTTCATTTGTTCAAAACGATATGCTCCTGCTCCTGCTTCTAACAAAGGACCTGCAAACGTTCCCATCTTACCAACTTTACTCGCTGCTTTAAATATTGGTGATCGCATAGCTCTTGGCACAAAAGAACTTGCTAAAAATTTACCAAAGTCTTTTGCTTTTCCTAAACCAAATTTACCTTCAGATTTATTATAAAGATTAAAAATATTTGCTACTTCATCTGTAAACGCTGCAGGTATTGTTAGCCACAAAGGACTATCTTGTTCGATATCATACATTGAACCAAACATAACCTGAAAGATAGGTAGGTCTATTCCAGAAACTGTTGTACCAATTTTACCTAGAGCATCGCCACCATACTTTTGACCAAAGGCAGCTAAATCTTTTACTTCTGCTCCAAGATATTCGACTAATAACTTTGGATCCATACCACTATTCATTTGACCCTGCATTTTACGAATTACTTTTTGAACATTACTTACTTCTTCTTCAACTTTTTTTGGTGAAAGACCTTTTTTTCTAGCAAGTTGTAATACAAGATTTTTTTTGTATTGATTTTGATTCGCCTCATATTCCTTCAGATCAATATCTGCAGCTTGTGCTATGTCTTGTTTAAAACTTTTAGATTTAGAAAAAAAGTCTTTACCCATGTCTGCTAAAACTTTTTGACCTGCACCTCTGTAATAAGTAGGTAAGTCTAAAACCGCTCTTGGTGAATTAAATAAATCTTTTGCTAATTGAGATTTAGATTCGATAAAAGCTTTTTCATAACCGTCAGGATCGTTTGTAGCGTCTGGAAAATTACCTATTAAATTCTTAACAATCATTTTTCTTGCACCAGGATCAGTAACATTATTGTATGCAGCAAACATAGCTACATTAAATTTTCCACTTTCTATTCTTAAATTTTTAAAAGGCTCTCCCGCAACTCCTCCTAGTGTTTCATCATGACCAACAGTTAATCTATCATTTGCATTTTCCAAAAGTTTTCTTAAAGTAATTTTAGGTCCATCAGGATTGTTAGGATCAGGAACTGGCATTCGTCCTTTTTTTGTCATTTCATATACTTCTTCAAACAATCCAGATTTTATACCCTCCCCTGCTCTTAAATTTTGTTTAGTAAAAAATTTATTTTTATATTGAAAACCATATTTATCGGTATTCATTACTCTAGCAAATGATTTTGGATCTCTAGGTAAAGTATCAAAATTTAATGGCGCACCTACTTTTTCTCCTTTTTTATTAATTTTAAAAAATTTAATTTGTGAAGGAGCTTTTCTTCTGTGATTTAAATAAGCGTGTCTAATTGCAAAATTATAAATGTTTTGTTCTGGTTTTGCATAACCACCTACAAAATCACCTAGATTTTTAATATCTAGTCCACCTCTTCTATATTTAGCAAGTTCAAAAGCTTCTTTAAATTTTTTACCAATAAAAGGTTTTGCCTCTCTTGCAAAATAATCAAAATCATCTTTTATATTTAAATAAGAATCGTGAGTATTTAAAACTTTTTGAATAAATCTAGAATCAATATTATATCTTTTACTTATTTCTTTTCCTTTCGGTGAAACCATGTCGGATATCATTTGATAAATAATATTTGATTTAGTAATTTGTGCTTTTGTTTCTCTTAATTTAGGAGCGCGTAATACTAAATCTTCTGTTATTATTTTATCAAAAGCTTTTTTTACTTTATCTTCTGGTTTATCTAATTCATCTAATGCTGCATATAGTTCAGGATAGTCTCTTTGAGTTATATTACTAACACCTATTTTTTTAAATATTTGTTGTTTAGTGTAAAGTAAATTATCAGAATCATTATGTTGTTTGACTAATTTTTTAATTTTTTCTAGCCTTGAATCCATTTTACCTTGTGTAATTTTTTCAAATTCTTTTTTAGGATCTAGATCAATATTTGGATCGTTTCTAATTCTACCTCTTAATGATTGTGCTGTTGTTTTATCAAATTTATTTCTTAAAAATGTTTCCCATGGCACAGGATTTTTTTTCTTTAAAGAATTTCTCCACTCCTTTACTAAAGCCTCATCATCAGTAATAGGTACCTTTGACAGATCTCTTTTTCTTCCTGGTCGTACGACATACTGTTTTCCATCTTTAGTGGTTTGAACAATTCCTAATTTTTCTTTTCTAGCTGCTCTATCTCGATCTCTTTTTAAATCGGATGCTTTTTGTTTTTCTAAAAAATTAAAACCTTCTCTTGTGCCTAGATCCTCGCCAACAAAAGCACCACCACCTATCGCTTTATCTTCTCTACCATAGCTTGGTCCTAGTATTGCAGGTTCACCTTGCATTCTGCCTTCTTCAGCAAGTTTTCTATACTTCTTACTTCTTTCTTTTAAAAAGCTTAGTGCTTCTTCGGGCAGGACTCCGGCATCAAGGGCCTTGTCATATTCTTGTTCTATTAGATTGTTAAAAAAAGTTTTGTCAGATGAACCAAAAGAACCTTGTAAGAAAAGGTCTGCTTGTTTTTTAAATACTTCTAGTGGATCTTCTGCTGGTTTTGATGGGGGTATTATTTGTGGCCCACCATCAGATTCTTTTTTTCTAAAACCATACTTTTCTTCAAAAGCTCTTATTGTTTGAATTAATTTTGGATTTTTTGGTTTATATTTATCACCTGTTACAATGTCTTTCGATTTTATTAGGTCTGATACTGTTCTTGGTTTTTTAGTTCCACTATTAAAATTTTGACGAGTAAGATAGCTCATCATATCATTGTATTCAGCTATCTTCATTACATCCCCATCAAATAACTTAGACCGCCCTCAGCTTGTTCTGTTCTTGATCCTTTTTTTAATATATCTATAGCTTCATCAGGACCTACGCCTTTTTTCATTAAAACCATTGCTTCTTCAAGAGTTGCTAAAGCTGCTGCTTGATTATTTGGATCAGGGTCTAAGACAATATTTTTTAATAAGTCTTTATCAATTAGTTCACCATATTTTTCTATAATTTCTGTTTGTCTATCTGTTAAGTTTTCAAATAAACCTGGTTCTATTTCATCCGCAATTCTCATCGTTTTAAGTTTTTTCGATATTAAATTACCTGTTGGTAAAATAGTATCCTCTTCTTTAACACCTTCGGGCAGTTCTACTTTCTCACTACTAAAAGGCGCTGCAATATCATCAGGTCCACCACGTGATCCTGGGGGCAGGCTTAATAAATCATACGCTTCTCCATATGCTTTCATGTCATCTTTCATATCAACCATATCTCTGTCTATACCTAACTCTTCGTACATATCATCAAGAGCCCTGTCGGCATCTACTTTTCTATCACCAGATGGAAATATATTATCTACTGCTTTTCTAATTTCATCAGTAAGATCTTTACCTTTTGATTTTAATAATTGTGCAAGTCTTATTACACGACCTGCATCTCTATAACCAACTCTAGAGCTTATAATACCGCCCATGTTATTTTTTGTTCTACCTTCAACATCAAAGTCTTCTAGTATTTCTAAATTCTTTTTGTCCTCTGCCCCTTGTTTCAAAGCTGCCTCAGCATCAGCAATTGATTTATCGTATTGGCCTGCACCTTCTGTTTTAATTTTTAGCTCACCTACATTCTCCCTAAATATTCTTTCATAGTCAGAAAAAGATTCTCCCTTTTCTAATTTACTAGCCATCTTATCTGCTGAATCTAAAGCTGTTTCTCCATAATATCTTCTAAAAACATCAATTGGATCGTCTTCTGTAAAAGGCGAATACTCCATGACTCTTACTTTATCTCTATCAGTAACAGTTAATCTACCTTCATTGATTTCTGTTTCTAAAAATTTTCTTATCGCAGTTCTTAAATTACCTTCTGCGTATCGACTACCACCCGGTATTCTGTAATCTGGGTTCTCTCTTTGAAAGGGCATGCCTGGAGTTTGAAAAGGTTTAGCTTTATCTTTTGATCCTTCCGGTCTTTTAAATATGTTTCCCGTTAGTGCATCTTCTAAATCTTTTGTTAATTCTTTATCTCTCGTGTCTAATCTTTCAAGTTCTTCCATATCTTTCTTTACTGCTTGTAATAAAGTTTTTATACCTTCTTGTTTTTCTCCAGTTGGATCACCTTTACTAATGTCCTTGGTTCTTTTTTCCGTAACCGCTGCAGCTTTACCTTTATTAAAAGTATCCTTTATTTCTTTTATGAAC